ATTCAGTTTCCAAGTATTGCCATCATGGCCATCAGCAGGCGGAACTGCACCAGATGCACAGACTGTATCTCTATCATTCCAGGTTATCGGAATACCAGCAGAAGCATTTTAATCAATAGAAACGGGAGCAAACAATGCAACAGAACATCACAATTAAATATAATGACGGGTCTGAAGATACTTACTTAGTCAGACCACCAGACTATGCCAAGTGGGAGATGACAACTAAAAAGGTTATTTCTAACTTTGGTGGTATGTGGGATATTTTATTTGTAGCACATTCAGCAATGAAGCGTGATGCAGGTGGAAAGCCAACAAAGCCATTAGAGATTTGGATGGAAACGGTGGCAGATGTCGAGGTGGGAAGTGATGACCCAAAAGCCATCCAAGAGGAAGCGTAAGCCGACTCTTAGTTGAACTGTCAATAGCAACTCACATTCCAATGTCAGAGTGGCAATCGGCAGAAGATATTTTAACAGCGATTGAAATACTGGAAGCGAGGAATCGTGGCTGAACAAACAGCTTTCGATAAAACTGAGCTTCGTGCCGTATTCAAGGCGTTAAAAAACATGGATGAGCAGGCAACGGAAGAAGCCAAACGCCAGTCCGGGGCTTTAGCAGAGTACGCTCGCAAAGAGGTGATTGGTACTGCATCGAGCATTAACTCTCGGGCAGTTGCCAGTCGCATTGCAGAAGGTTCTCGCGTTAAGAAGTCATCTCGGATCGGTGAAATAACTTATGGATTCGCAGCTCAGAAGTTTAGCGGTGGTGCAACTACCAAAGATATCTGGGGCGGTTCAGAGTTTGGATCTAACAAGTTTAGGCAGTTCCCAGTTTGGTCAGGGCGTGAAGGTCGCGGTTCTAAGGGTTGGTTTATCTATCCAACGCTTCGCAAAATTCAGCCTTACATCGTAGCTGAGTGGACTAAATCGTTTGATAAGATTTTGAAGGAGTGGACATAATGGCTGGAACAAGTAGAGCCTTAACCCTTAAACTCCTTGCTGATATAGATAATTTCACCAAGAATATAAACAAGGCTGATAATGAAGTTGTAACTTTCGGCGATAAGATTACAAAGTTTGGCAAGGTTGCTGGCGCTGCATTCTTAGCTGCTGGAGTTGCTGCTGCTGCTTATGCTGGCAAGTTAGCAATCGATGGCGTTAAGTCTGCTATTGAAGATGAAGCTGCTCAGGCTAAATTAGCGGCTACTCTTAGAAATGTTACTGGGGCGACAGATGCCCAAATTGCTGCAACAGAGGATTATGTTCTCAAGCAATCTTTGCTATTCGGTATCACAGACGATCAGCTTCGTCCATCCTTAGATCGACTTACTCGCGCTACAGGCGATGTTACTAAAGCACAGAAACTTCAATCCATTGCAATCGATATTGCTGCCGGTACTGGCAAAAGCCTACAGGCGGTCACAGAAAGCCTCTCAAAGGCCCAGGAAGGCAACTTAGCCGGGCTTTCAAGGCTTGGGGTAGGTCTTACTAAGGCTGAACTTAAAACCCTTGATTTCGAGCAGATAACAGCCAAATTAGCTGCAACCTTTGAAGGGCAAGCAACTATCCAGGCAGATACTTTTCAAGGAAAGATGGCTCGCTTATCTATAGCATTTGATGAAGCTAAGGAAACAGTCGGGGCATTTATTCTCGATGCTATTACTCCTTTGGTTGAAAACATTGTTAAGTATGTAGTTCCTGCCATTACAGCCTTTGTTGAAGGCTTTGAAGGTGGAAGCGGACTTAAGAACGCATTTACTGAAATAGCAAGAGTTGCTCAGACTATCTTGGTTCCAATCTTTGAAGGTCTCCAAAAGATTTTTAACAGTATTAAAAAAGCGGTTATGGATAATGAAGAAGCTTTTGCCGGTCTATGGTCATTTCTTAAAAATGTCCTAGCACCATTCTTAGGCGGTGCTTTCAAAGTAGCGTTTGAAGTAATTGCATTTGTTATAAATGAAGCCCTAGATGCCGTTGGAAAACTAATTAGAGCCTTCCAGCTTTTATTTGAGGCAGGAAACAAAGTCAAGAATTTCTTAGGCTTTGGTGGAAGTTCTAGTAATGCTTCAAATGCAAGTTTGAACGCCCCGGGAATTGTTAACGCCCCATTCGTGCCAATGGCTCCTAGCGGTGGATACTCTGGTCAGGCGGTTAGTTTTAACAATAACATTACAGTCAATGGAGCAATCGATTCAGAGTCAACAGCTCGACAAATCGTTGAAGTGCTTAACCAATCTTCTTATCGTGGAACTCTGGGTGCTGGTGCTTTTGCATGACAATATGGACTCCAGAATATGCAGTTGAGGTCAATGGGCTTGGAGATGTTACCGATCTAACTATTGCCAATTTGACTATCACTTCAGGGCGCTCAGACATCTATTCTCAGCCTGTTGCAGGCTATAGCCGTTTTACCATTTTGAACTTAAATCAAGCTGCTACAGGATTTGATGTTAATGATTCAGTAGTTATTAAGGTTAAAGATTCAACTGGCACTTATGTTCCTATCTTTGGCGGAGATGTCACAGATATCGATGTAACGGTTAGAACAGGCGAGCCAGCCATTACCCAGGCTATTACCGTCACAGCACTAGGGGCTTTATCTAAACTGCCTAAAACCTTAACTGAAGGCGTATTGGTTAAGGCTAATGATGGGGACCAGATTTATTCAATTTTATCTGCTCTTTTGTTTAACCAATGGAATCAAGTTCCAGCAGCAGAAACATGGGCTGCTTATAATGCAACAACCACTTGGGCTAATGCTGAAAATTCTGGCTTAGGAGAAATCGACCGTCCAGGAGATTATGAGTTAACTGCTCGATCTGCTAGTACCACAGATGTTTATAGTCTTGTTGCAGGATTAGCTCGTTCAGGGCTCGGATACATTTATGAAGATAGCGCTGGGCGTATTGGATATGCAGACAGCACACATCGCGCTGAATACTTAGCAGCTAATGGTTATGCCTATGTCGATGCAGGCTGGGCTTATGCTTCTGGTATTGCCACATCAAGGCGTTTAGGTGATCTACGCAATGAGGTCACAATTACCTATAAAAATGGTCAACAGGAAACTGCATCGGATGCTGCATCTATTGCGACTTATGGATACCAAGCACAAAACATTCAAACAAGCATTGAACTTACAAGCGATGCAGAAGATCAAGCTGCTTTCTATTTAGCAATTCGTGCCTTTCCCCAAGACCAATTCAAGGCTATAACCTTCCCATTGACTAACCCTAATATCCCAGATGTATCACGCGATCAGGCTCTTAACATATTTATGGGCTTACCTCTTGACATTGAGGACTTGCCAGCCAATATCGCAGACGGTCGCTACCAGGGGTTTGTTGAGGGTTGGACTTGGACTAGCCGATTTAACGCTTTGGATTTGACAGTCATCGTCTCGCCAGTTGCTTTCAGCTTGCAAGCATTTAGATGGAATAATGTACCAATAACCGAATCATGGCAAACAATAAGTCCTACTTTGGACTGGAATAACGCTACAATAGTAGCCTAATCAAGGAGAACAATGGCAACTACAACAAACTATGCCTGGGAAACCCCAGACGATACGGATCTAGTTAAAGATGGCGCGGCGGCTATCCGCACCCTTGGTTCATCTATTGACACAACTACCAAGGCGCTAAACCCTTCAACAACTCTTGGTGACATTGAATATCGTTCAGCAACGGCTAACACAAACACGCGTCTTGGAATTGGTACAACTGGCCAAGTTTTACAGGTAAATGGTGGGGTTCCTTCGTGGGCAACTCCTACAAGCGGTGGCATGACTTTAATCAGTACTACAACTTTAACTGGTGCTTCAATAGTTTTATCGTCCATTCCTGCAACTTACAATAATCTGCAACTAGTTATTAGAGACTTATTACCAGCAACCGATGGTGCAGGATTGAGCGTAAGATTAAACGGTGATTCAGCCAGTCGCTACGCTTTTGTTGCTGCTGGTACCGACAGCACTTCATCATTTGGTGATACGAGTTTTGTTGAAATTACTGGTGGTATGGATAACGCTGTCACTCAAAATTTACAGGTTTTCAATTTTTATGATTACAAAAACACAGTAACATGGAAGTACGGTAGTTTTGAAAGCATTGTTGTTGATTCTACAACGGTAACTCAGGTTGGTTTTAGAGAAAGACAACTTGCATACAATCAAACTGCTGCCATTTCCTCAATTACTCTTTTCATGAGCGCAGGAAACTTTACTTCAGGAACAGCCCTACTTTACGGAGTTCAATAATGCCTAAATCAAATACACCACAAATTAAGATTGTTAATGTTGAAACAGGCGAAGAGATCATTCGCGATGCTAATGCTGAAGAATTAGCGCAGATGCAAGCAGACAAAGCAGAAAGCGCTACACGCCAAGCCGAAGCTGAAGCAAAGGCAACTTCTCGTCAGGCAATTCTTGATCGCTTAGGCTTAACAGCCGATGAAGTAGCTTTAATACTTGGATGAAAGCTCGACTTAGTAAATCTGTAATCCAATTTAGAGAGCAGGCTGACGATGCTTATCCTAACCGAGACCGTCGTTCTGACGGAACCATTGGAGACGCTCGGCACGCCACAGCAAAGAGCGATCACAACCCTTGCGTTCGTACAGGGTTCGTCCGTGCTTTCGATCTCGATGCTTCTCTCGATGGGAAAGATGCCACAGCTCATTACCTTGCCGATCAGATACGAGTTAACGCCAAGTCAGATAAGCGCATTGCATATGTCATATTTAACAAGCGAATTGCGAGCAAGAGAACGCTGTGGAGATGGATCAAGTACAGGGGTACAAATCCACACATCAAGCACATCCACATCAGTTTTACAGAAGCTGGCGACAAAGATAGTTCGTTTTTTCAAATTCCACTACTAGGAGGCAAAATATGAAACTAAAGAACCCGGCATTTCTAGCGGCTGGAGCATTTCTAG